AACGACAGGTCGTTATCGGTTGTGACCGTACCCCGTTGCGATGCAGTAAATGTCTGAGCTACACCTAGACCAGCGATTGTCTGGCTGGTAGATGGGAATGTCATTGTGGTGCTGTCCGTACCCGCAAAGGTCAGCGTGTTTTGCACCGCAAAAGTTTTGCCGTTGGTAAGGCTAAATGTGCCGGTGGACGATGTAACGGTTAGACCGTTTATCGTTCCAGTAAATCCGGTTGCGGCAACAATCCCTGTGGACGGGTTATAGGTCAGCTTGGTAGAAGATACATCTAGGGTCGTTTCGTTGCCTGTTGTCAGGTTAGAAAACGTGATGTAGCGGGTTGCGTTGGTCGTTGTATCGTCAGTAATCGTGACCCCTGACGTATCTGATGACCAAGTAGGAACCCCAGAGGCCAGCTTTAGAACCTGACCGTCTGTGCCAGCCGCAAGGAACGTGGTCGTGTTTGTTGCTGACTGATACGGTAAAGAACCGGTCGCACCACCAGCAAGGCTAGTAGCCAACCCAGCCGTGACTGATGACGGGGCTCTGCTCTCCCAACGTGCGTCCGTGTTATCCCAAACGATCAAATCATTGTCTGATGGGCTTGGTGCATAGACGTTAGACAGTTGGTTTAACGCAGGGTCAAAGGTCGGTCGTACAAACAAAATACCGTTTGATGCCGCGTAGACCACCGCCGCTACCTGAACCTTTGGTGACGGAGCAGTTGGGGTTACCTTTGTAAGGCCACCCGCAACGGCGGTGTTAAGCCACAAAATATCGCCGTTTATCCAAGTTTCACTAACCGATGCTCCGGTGGTGTTAATTCCAGCAACCTCGCCAAACTCTGTGACGTAACCCCATCCGTTTAATGCGATGTTTTCTGCCGCAAGGCCGATTACATAGTGGGCATCAAGCGCCGTTAGACCGGTAGCCGGTGCAGCCAAAATGCCACCAGACGCACCAACCGTGCCGGTAAACATGACCACCTGACCCTTGGTAATCGCAGAAGATGCCTTGACGCGGTAGAAATTGTTTTGACCGATAGCGCAAGTAATTGCACCGCCAGTTAAGGTCAAATCTAGCGTTTGGGTGTTGTCATCGCTATTCCAAGCCAAAGAACCAGCCCCGCCAACCACGCCTGTGGGGGTGACATCAAAGTTGATCTCGTTGACGTTTTGCAGCGCACCAGCATCAGACAAGGTAATTGCTGAGTTTTGGATAATCTTGCCGGTCGTTGAATCAAACCTTGCAATTGCGTTATCCGTAGAAGATGCTGGGCCAGTTACGTCCCCGTAAGTTGTTGGCGTAGCCCATGTCGGAACACCGCCTGCAACGGTCAAAACCTGACCCGTAGAGCCTATGCCTACAAACGTAGTAGCTCCCGCACCGCTCTGATAGGGCAGGCTTCCAGTAGTTCCACCGCCGATATTTGTGGCCGTGGTCGCAGTAGTTGCGGTTGTCGCAGTTGCAGCGTTACCGGAAATCGATCCGTTAATTGTTGCGCTGACCGTCAGACCCGTCAGGGTTCCAACCGCTGTAATTCCTGTATATGACCCTGATATACGGGCCGAATCAATCGTCCCGGAGGTGATTGCAGAGGCCGCAATTGCAATCGATGTATTGGTGGCGCTAGTAATCTGACCCTGAGCATTAACCGCAATAACTGGGACGGTAGACGCAGATCCATAGGTAGCCGCTGAGACCCCGGTGTTCGTAATGCTAAATGTGTTTGCAGCTAACGACAGTCCTGTGCCTGCAAAATACGTTCCAGCAACGCTAAAGTTGTTCCAAGTGATTGCGGTTACACCTAGCGTCCCACCCGGCTGAATCGGGCAATAAAAAGCAGCCCCGGCCTGACCGCCAGATTCCACAAACACCATAGCCGAAACCAGCTCATCCCAAGTATTTGCGTCAGCCGAGCGCGTCCAAGGCGTTCCAACAATATAAATACCGTTTTCAGATTGTGTTGACTGATCCTTAACAAGTACCCGATCCCCCGCAACCACCGGAACGGTGTCAATCGTCTGGGCTCCAGAAAGGGTTATATTCGTAGTAGTCGCAGCTCTAACGGGCTGTTTCCACGAAATTCCTACGATTGCGGCATCAACATAAGTCTTATTGCATAAGTCCGTGTTGCCGACCGGCTGATTGGACATCGTAGCGGTCGTAAAAGCCGCCGTAGACGGGGTTGTGGCCCCGATGGTGGTGCTGTTGATCGTACTGTTGGTGATGCTTACCCCGTCTATCACGGGGTTTATGGGGGCATAAAATGGCTGTCCGGCAGGCCCAATGAACGTAATGATGTCGTATGGATATAGAGGCTCAAACGTCCCCTGAACGGGGAGAAAGTTTACTGTTTGCGTCTTGGCAGTATCGTTTGCCATAAAAAACCCCTTATTCGGTGGCCACCAGCGTCATATAAAGCGTATTGGTGCTAGACGAAATGCCCTTGATAAATACGTTAGGGGCTGGGCAATCAATGTAAATCGGGAAAATCATGCCGCCCGGGAGCACAAAAGACCCGCTACCACCTGTTGAGGCGATAGTCGGATCTACCGTTCCAGCGGCTGTGGTTCCGAAATTGACCGCAGCTTTACCAGAGCCGGTGTTTAGGAGCGCAATCCTGAAAGCTCTGGTCGGGGTGTTGGGAACAATTTGAAGCGCACTAGAGGCTGAAGTAGTGAGGTCTAGGGCGTAGGTGGGGGAAAGAATCTTGATAGAGTTCATTGAGACACCTCAGTTGTTGATTGTGAAATTATCCTACTTTTAAGCCAATTTCCAATATGTCCTTGAAAAACTTTTAGTCCCGCATGACCCATACCAATTTCAGGATCGATCCAGACCTTTCCACCTAGTTCTCTCCACTTCATGCAGAACGAATAATCTTCCCCGTAACGGTGCTTTTTACGAATATCTAGGTGGGGTTCAAATAATGGCCAAAACTCACCGCCCTCGGCCTTTTCATGCACCCAAGTATTTGGATGGGCCTCAATCATCTTGGCGATACAGTTCCGCGAAATCTTCATAAATCCAGTTGGGACGCATTCGACCTCTAAGAGCCCGGTCTCGGGGTCGGCCCAGAGCTCTTTCTTGTTTTGATCCCAGCGGACTGTCCACATCAGGGGGTCTACTCGATGGGGGTAGATTCCAGCCACTAGGTCAACCGGATGGTCGATCAGTTTGAGTAAAGCCCCGCGTTCCCAGCAGACGTCATTGTCTACAAAGACCAGCATATCGCAGTCGGATTTGTAGAAATTTGACGCTATGACTCCGCGACAGTCAGCTATGGCCGAGTTGCCTACGTCATCTATTAGGGTAAACCTATCCCCCCGTAGAACCAGTTGGATCAGGTCATCAATAAGACTGTGGACAGTCCCTATATGTACGACCCCCGTATACGTTGGGAGCGCAATCATTATGTGTTTCATCTAGTCTCCAATAAAGAAAAAGCCACCCCTTTTGGGGGCGGCTTTCTCGGTCATCAAAACATCTTAGGCAGTAATGCCGATGTTTTTAAGCGCCGTGATGATGGCGTTTACTGCTGTGGCGATTTGGGTACCAGTAGCGGCATCTGCAATCGTGGTGATTGCGGCTGCTTGGACTACCGGGGTCTCGCCATAAAAACCAACCTCACCACCTGCCACGCCAAGGGCAACACCGTCAGAGGCGTTACCGTTGAATAGGTAGTTAGAGGTTTGGGTACTTGCTGGGCCGGGATTGCTCATTTCTAAGTTCCTTTCTCAGTTAATTAGGCTGCGACACGGCAACCGAGTTCGGGGTAGAGGGGAGCCCAGCCATACAGAACATCCAGACGGGTCGGGATCGAGTCGTTGTTGATCGTGTATTGACGAACAACGCGAATCGACAGACCAAGCTGCTTGTCTGAGGCGCGGCCAGCGAAATGAACACCGTCAGGCAGTTCCAGATCAGCGGTAGCCAGAGTGTAGGCGTTCTTGTGGAACACCAGATTCTGCGGGCTAACTGCGCCGGTCTTGTTAAACGGCGTGACAGCGGCTGTTGCGCTGGTGGTAGCCACGTTTACGTTCTGGAACTGACCGCCTGTGATGATG